TAGAAGAAATAGTAAATGAAGCTTATAGTTTAATTAATGAAGCTATAAAAACTGAAAGAATTACACTTTTAGAACAGGGTATGTACAATAGAAATCCTGGTGTTGCAGCTGGAGAAGGGATAGAAAATATAATTAATCATGTTAAAAAAGCATGGAATTATATAAAAGACCCGACTACTAGACAAAAATTAGAAAATAGTATAGTAAAATTATCTAATTTTATGACAAAGACGGCTGAACTTATGGCCGCAGGAAGAGACCAAAGAGCTCCTCGAGCAGATTCAGCAATTTTAAAAGACATGCCTTATCCTGAACATGAAGAAGGTTATGAATTTACAAGTGAAGATGACTTTACAGATGAAGAAGAAATTACAGAAACTATGATAGACGATGATTCTGATGAAGAAATGGAAGAAGGTTATGAAAATATTGACCATTCTGATAGAAGTGATGACAGTGAAGTTGTTGGGGTATACTCTGACATAGATGACCAAAGGATGGATGAATCAGTACAAAAAGAACTTAAATTAATGACTGAAACATGGCAAACAGTAGTTGGAAACACATTGGGAACCGCACTTGGTACGGCATTAGCAAGTAAAGCAAGTGAGAAAGTAGGATTAGGTGAAGATGATGAAGGTGAAATGGATGATGAGTCTATGGTACCTGGTGAATTTGATGTTACTGAACGAGTTTTAGGAACTGGTATTTCAGATGATGAAGGTGAAGGTATGATGTCAGGGTCTCCAGAAGATGAAGCTGGCTTAAAAGATGCAGATGATAGCGGAGAATTTTATGAAACAGAATTAGATGCCGAAATTATAGAAGCAGAATTAGAAGATGAAGAAACTGAAGAAGAAGGAGTAGAAGGAGATGATGATTCAGGAGGAGACGACGGAGCAACAGATAATTCAGGACAAAGAACATAAAAATTAAAATGATTATAGAACAAAATAATTAAAAAAGACCCATAAGGGTCTTTTTTTTTAGAGAAGCTTTCCGCCGTTATATAGAAACAGGATAAAAATCATTGGAGCTAAGAAGGGAGCTTTTATGAAATGGATGATTACGTACATATTAAAACCAGATTCGACCTCTCTACACATTCTTTCGTATTTAGAGTTGGTTAAGTTTCCATTCTCTACCTGTTCTAATAATCTATTATTATATCTTGTGTTTATATCACACATATCTTGATATAGTTCGCTTTTATTCATTTCAATAAAAACAACCATTAGGATGATTGAGACGATTATGTATCCTATTAAGTATTCCATTTTTTTTATGTATTAAGGGTTAGTTATTATATTATACGTTAGTGTTTAAGAAAATGTTACTTACATTTTGTAAATCTTCCAAACTTTTTCATTTCTTTTTATTATGTACATTCCTTTAGGAAGGTCAAAATAAGAACAGTCATATCTTCTACCTAATAAGTCATGAATAGTTTCCCCTTTAAAATAAGTATTTGGGTCATAGGCAGTAGACTTTTCAGATGTTTCTTCTGTTATGTTTGTAATTCCACCGATACCAACAGTAAGACAAAAAGTATCTCTTGTTATATATAAGGGAGGAGTAATCATCATTCCATTAGAATCATATATACATGTCCAATCTACATAATTCCCACATGTAATTAGACACACCTCGAAGTAAAGTCCAGTTGTAGGCCATGTATAGATGTAGGCACCACAACCAATTAAAGGACAACTATCAACTAAAGTACCGTTAATAGGGTCTTTAAAAATCCATATTGGGTCACAAGTAGTGCCCATATCCCATTCAGGATTAAGTGAATTAGTTTGATAGGAATCAAATAGAAGGGTATTAGGGGGATAAATACCAGAAGTATCTACCCACCAATCATAATAAGATTGATATGGTGGTGGAGGACCAGTAGTCATATTATTATATAAAGCAAAATCATATATATCAAAATAAACTGTGTCATTATCAGATACAAATAACCCAGGCCAATAGTTGTCATGTGTTATTATTCTGTAATGGGTTAGTCCACTTGTATCTCCACCTAAGTTTGTGAAAACAATAGTATTGTATGTAAAATTCATCGTGATAGTACCATTAGGGTTTAAAGTACCTAAAGGGCATTCCCCCCAACTAATCCAATTGGAGGAAGAAGGTATCCATTTTTCTAATGTGTAATGGTATCCCCCACCTCCACCATAAATCGAAGAAACGGTAACTTTACCATCCATCAATCCAACACAGGTGACAAAATTATTTATCGATACGGTGGTTGAAACTGGGTCAGGAAAAATTTGTGACTTAACTAAAGTATTAAAGGACAGGATAAAGATAAGTAGGGAGAGTAGTTTTTTCATATGATTTTTGATTTTAGTGTGTTAATACTATAAAGATAATAAAATTTTATTTAACATACAAGTTATATTAGATAGATATTTATTAATAACTTATAGACGATGAGAAATATAATAATTAATAATAAACAATTATTATTTTTAGTAGAAAATATTAAAAATAAAAGAAATTTAAGTGAAATAGCTTCACTTAATAGACTAATACTATTAGATGTAGACGATACTTTATTATCCCCACAAGACATTTATATATACAGACAATTACCTACTGATGATGAAGAAATTACTTTAACTCCTCATGAATACTCTAAAGAAAATGTTACACCAGAAACTAGACAGTATTATGATTATAGAGATTTTGAAGATACAGACACCATAAAGAACTCAATAATCACAGGAAAACCTATAGTAGCTAATTTAGAAATTATGGATGACTTATTGACTAGGGGGTATAAACTAGGGATTTTAACTGCCAGAGGAATGGAAGATACGGTATTTGAGGGGTTAAAGGATTTTTTAATGTATAAAAATAAAGCTGGTGATTTAATAAAGATTGGAGACAGACTGTCCAGAGATTTGGTATTTGCTATAAATGATATTGATAGAGTTAAAAATTTAGCTGGAACTACTGATTTTGAGAAAAAAGCAGAAGTAATTAAAACACTTTTAGATACATTTGACCAAATAATATTTATAGATGACGACATAAAGAATATAAAAGCGATAAAGGAAATGAAGAGACATTTACCTGATGAAGAAAAAAATAAGCTTTATGTTATGTCTGCTAAGGAGAATTAGTGGAAAAAATAGTATTAATACATATTTATAGGTAATAAAAGATTAAAAAAAATTAGACCCATGGCCGATTTATTGATGAAAATGCCTATTCCTTACGAACCAAAAAAGAAGAATAGGTTTATAATGAGATTCCCATCATCACTTGGTATTAACGAGTGGTACGTTTCTACGACTACTAGACCACAAGTTACTGTTAACGCAGTGGAGATACCTTTCCTTAATACTTCTACGTATGTAGGTGGTAGATTCCTCTGGAACACTATAAACGTTACCTTTAGAGACCCAATCGGACCTTCTGCTGCACAAGCTTTAATGGAATGGGTAAGATTACACGCTGAATCAGTAACCGGTAGAATGGGTTACGCGGCTGGGTACAAAAAAGATTGTGACTTAGAAATGTTAGACCCGACTGGGGTTGTGGTAGAAAAATGGATACTACAAGGAACATTCTTAACTGATGTTAACTTTAACGATTTAGATTATAGTAATGATGGTATTGCTGATATTACAGCAACGTTAAGACCAGATAGATGTATATTAGTTTACTAATATATTGTTGACAATTCTCAAACACATAGTATTTTAGTGTTAAACAATGTAATATATGGATAGCACAATGCCAACATACGAACCACAAGTCCCTTATGATGTTGTAGAACTTCCGTCAAGGGGACTTTTCTATGCGAATAATAAAAGTAGCGTTAAGGTTACTTATTTAACCGCATCAGATGAAAATATATTAACAAGTCCTAATATTATTAATTCTGGGAGATTAATAGACACCCTAATAAGAAATAAGATAGTTGAAAGAGATATAAACATTGATGAATTATTAGAATGTGATAAGGAGGCTATTTTAGTGTTTTTAAGAAATAC